ATAATTAGGCTGTACCGCCGGAGGAGGAACCAGGGATAGAGCTTGAGAGCGGGTGAGGACGCCGCTGCCCCGTGGGCCTAAGCGTCTGGCCCGCGAACTCATTATAACAAGCTCGCGGGACATGGCTGCGTGATGCCTAGATGCGCCCCTGATACTCCGGCGGCTGTGGGACTTTGAAGCGTGTCTGACTTTGGCCTGTGCAGTTCTGTGCTTTAGCGGCTTGGCAAAAGTCTGACATGAGAGCGAGAGGCAGAAGCTGGCTAACAGCACAAAGAGCATTATCCGGCGCATGACATTCCCCTCCAGTTTTACGGTCTCTACTGTTTGGCGCGTTCGGCTGTTGAGCAAATGACAGATAGATTCAAGGTCGCGGACAGGACTTATTGAGGATAAGTTGTGTACTCTCTCCTTGTTCACCGCTGAGAGGGGACAGCTACGTGTAATCGGGAGGAAGTACTATGCAAGTCTCGCGCCGTACTGAATGCCGAGTTCTGCTTGTTGACCTGCCCGGAGGGGCGCGCTGGGCAGTGGGGCATGATCTGACTATCTACCTGCGGGCTGACGGGAACCCGGCGGAGTGGCGTCGATCACTGAGAGAGGCGCGGGCTTGGGTCGAAGGACTTCCCGAAGAAGACCCAGGGCCTCCGAACGTGTCTGCAGAATCATAGGCTCACCGGTTTCTGGGTCAGGCATATACCAACGGCGCAGCGAGTTAAGCTCCTGCGCCGTTACGTCGTTCTCCCGACAGAGGTCTACATCTTGGGCCAGAGCTTCTACGCCGGGGTGGTATGGGAACTTATGCACGGCAGGCTGGACCGGCTCGGGGTCTGGCACAATCGGCTCCTCCATAAAGTAGTCAATGGTCTTCCCTGTAATGTCGGCCCACTTCTGCAGCACTTCGGCAGATGGGTTGATGACCTTTGCATTCTCGTAATTAGATACAGTTTGCCAATGCTTTTTGATAGCATCGGCAAACGCATTTTGTGACCGGAACCCGGCCTCTACTCTTGCAGCCTTCAGTCTCAACGCCATTCCCTCAGTCATGTGCCCATTATACAAGACATAAAACGACTGCGCCAAAAAAAGTTATTGACACGCGGGTTGACTATAGGTATCCTATACCCATGCGCAAACGAACCACTGAAAATAACGAATATGGCATTGCTTTCAAGCACCTCCGAGAAGTGGCCGGAATAGCCCAACAGTCCTTCGCCGCACGGGTCTGCCTGAACAGCACTCAACTGTCGCGGACTGAGACTGGCATCGCCTACCGGCTGGACGCAGACACCTTCAAACTTTGGAAGCGAGAACTGATGGCTATGGTAGCCGAGCGCAACCGGGCCTTCCGCGAAGCGTTGCGAGAAGAGGCTACAAGGCAACAGCCGAGTGATCTCCAGAAAGCGAGCGCGTAGCCATGACCCGAGATGAGCGCCTCTCGTGGGAGTTGACACGTATTCTAGAGGAGAACCCGGAGTTCCGGGCTTTTGTCAACTCCGCTGAAAACGACGGACCCGATGATGAAGATGCTTGCGCAGCCAGCGCGGGACCGAGCCACCGGGGCGGGAAGACGCTACCTCCTCCGCCCGCCCCGGATTTTTCTGCGGAGAAGACGTCTCATTCCAGCGACCGGAAGCGGGTGGCATAGATGCCTAACTATCTCGTCGAGTTCACGCGTACCGCCCGCATGGTTGTGCAGGCGAAGAGCAAAGATGAGGTTGAGGCGGCCATAGATGGGAAGACCATGGATGATCTCCTGCTCTTTCCCGAAGATTGGGAACACCTCTCTTATGAGACTACCGATGACGCCGACAGTGGTGTTTTGAATGGCACAATCGTGGACATCAGTGACATGCCCACCGAGTGATCGGACGGGCGGGAGACAGCAGGCAAACAGGGAGAGAGACCATGGAAATCAAGGAGCGTTGGACCGGGGAAGTTTTGTGGGAGGGATGCGTACGCGAGGGACTCATAGCGGCGGCACGCTCGGGGGCCGACCTGTCGCGGGCCTACCTGTCGGGGGCCGACCTGTCGGGGGCATTGGGCGTTAACCCTAATCTGGTTACACCGCTCCTCCTCATGTTTGACCAGCCTGGGGAAATTAGAGCGTATAAACTGGTCAACTCATCATTCGAGGGTCCATTTCGTGGGGGCATAGCCTACGAGGTAGGCAAGTTTTACGATGTCCCTAATGCAGATACCAACTCAAGTTCTGAGTGTGGCGCAGGCATAAATCTAGCCACGCTTGATTGGTGTATGAGGGAGTGGATAAAAGGGTACAGAATACTCGTTGCTGAGTTCACGGCTGCGGATATTGCAGCCATACCAACAGCCACTGACGGGAAATTCCGTGTACGCCGATGCAAAATCGTTGCAGAGAAGGACTTAGTCGAGATCGGACTCATTGAAAATTGGAATGAGTCCTAATGACAGATCAATCCTACGCCTCCGCCCTCTTCTCCGGTGAGCCAGCCCTGCGCGGCTCCACTCGCTACTCATGCGAGGAACCCACCCCCTGCGCCTGCGGCTGGGGCCTCGGTCACGAGGAGTGCATCTGTGAGGAGACGCGCCTGTACTGCGCCACTTGCGGCGGGGATTGGGACACCCACGCCATAAGGGTACCGTTCGAGGGGGGCTGGATACTGCGGACGAGGGACGAGGAGTGTTGCCCACACTGCGGCAGCGATGTGTTCTCGGAGGACGCGCCAAGCGATGAATTAGGGGAGAGTGCTGCATGAGTGGTGATATCGAAGTCAAGCCCTGGCACACGCACGATGACGTTGAGTGGATGGAGCGCGAGGCTGAGGGAATAGTTCCGAATCCTACCCCACTCTGCGAGGCTTATTGCCAGGGGTGCGGAGGATTTATACGGAGAGAATCCTCTGCTCCAGCACTATGCAAAAGGTGCTATCAGGTCTTGTCATCTGTTCCGCTTATCCTCGAAAAATTCATGCACGAGGCAGGCATTGGGAAAAGAAACATCTGCGGGTATCACCTAGTGGACCCGACGCAGAGTGCAGGCCACGGAGAGGACATTCCAGATGATGACAACTCCTGAGCTGGCGATGAACGGTATGGACATTGTATTACTGGCGGTCGCCTGCTTGGTTCTCTTCTATGGCCCGAGTTGGCTGATGGATCGGCCACTGGGGCGGCGTGCCAAGCGATGCCGAAGGGGTGATGAGCGATGATCGAACACCTCGGCTTAAAGATGCACTGCGACAAGTGCGATGAGGAATTTGTCTGCTTCCCGCCTGCAGAAAAGACCTATGCGCTGCGCAGAGAGGCAGAGCGTGCCGGGTGGGCAGAGACGAAGGTCAACAATAAGCACATCCATGACCTGTGTCCCAAATGTTTCGCGGCCATGACAGGCGAGGAACAATAATGACCAGACGCCTATTAAGCCCCGGCGCTCGCATCAGGTCCATGCGCAAACAGGCCAGGCTCTCACAGAACGAGTTGGCCGACAGGATGGGCCTTAGCCGGAGAATGCTGAGGCTCAAAGAGCGTGGCGAGGTGCCATTCTTCACCAGCGAGTTCAGCAGTGCTTATGGCATCATTCTGCGGGCCAAGCAACGGGTAGAAGACGAGCGCTATTATGCAAAATATGATGTGCGAGACCCAAGACAATTACGTGCCAAAGTTTAGGGGGCCATGACCGAGGCAATGAGTCGAACATATGCGCAGTGCTGGAAGTTGACGTTGGGGATGGGTTGAACCCGCACAGGCACCGCTTGAGCGGTCGCGGGAAACAAACCAGGAGACAGAAGGCGTAGAAATGGGACGCACGAGACTTGCGAACGCGAAGAAGGTTGTTAGGATCGTTTCGCTGCGTCAAGCGGTGACAGAGTTACACGGGCAGGTGCTTGACGCCATCACGGTGATGCGTTGTCTGTGCGACAAGCCAGACTCAAACCACCGGGAACTAACAGAGGCTGCCAGGGACAGACTGCGCCGGGCGGAGAACATGATTGAGGCAATCAGGAGCAATATGCCCAAGCAACCGACGCCCGACTCAGAGCTGCCCTTCGACGTGCCAGAGTGGCCCTTCGCGGTAGCATGGTGAGAGTGGCTTCACCCGCCCTTGTGGGCGGTAACGATACAACGGAAACCAAACCGAAGCGGTCGCAGGGGCGGATCGGAAGCAGAGAGCCGACCCGCCCCAACAAACAGCGAAGCCCCGGCAGGCAACCGGGGCCACACAGGGAGACAGCAAAGTGAGCAGACTACATGATTTTACAGCAGACGACGGGGAGTTGTCAAGCGAAGTCGGCTGTACGTGGTGCGGGCGCGTGACGCTCTTTATCGAAGACGGTCTGTGCCCGATGTGCAGGATAGCGAAACTCGAAGCGGAGAGTAATCTGCCGCGTGGCACCCTACAAAGAGCCGCAGACCTGTTAGTTGAAGAGATCAGTGCGCGCCAGGACGAGGCCGCAGATGCACGGCTTGAACTCACAGCGACACGCAGGGAGAGGGTGGCCTAATGGTCGGAGACACGAGTCTAGAGGCGACACTGGGAGCAAATATAGCGCGGGATGATGCCTGCTGCTATTTGAGCGATGAAGGACACGCCGAGGCCATTCTGCCACTTGTGGGAGACCACGGGGAAATCATCATCCGCCTGTGGTGTTCGAACAAGGACCTGGCGACACTTGGCGATGCGCTAAGTGACTTGGCGGGTAAGTGCTACAAGAACTACGCGGTGGCGATGCTCGAAGCGCAGGCGGCTGAGTTGGCAGAGCACGCGGGCGCGCAGGATGAACGGTGCGCGCGGGCGGTGGGGATGTAATGGGAACGCAACCTGAGGACGACGACGCTTCCCGCGACGAAGCCTGCCGCGAGGGATGGACGAAGCCGCGCAACGGTGGTAACGAGGAGTAGCGATGGCCCGCGAGACGACAGACCAGAAGGTTGACCGCTTGATCCTCACTGGTTCCGTACGGATCATTAGCGCCACGGGCCGAACCTGCGTCGCCGAGGTGACTGGCGACACGCCGGATACATTCGGAGATTGCCCCGCGTACCGGGTAGAACTGGACGGACACAAGTGGAGTTGTACTTGCCCGCGTGGGTGCATGAGTAGCGGCCTATGTACCCACGCACGGGCTGCGCAGAGAGTGTTTGTGATGTGCAGGCGGGCATTTGAGGGAGTGAATGGGAATGGCAGACAACATCTATCAGAAGCTGGTCAACGTGCGCAAAGAGGTTACGGGACTGGCTAAGGACAGCACCACCAAAAGTTCAGGACAATTCAAATACGTCAGCAGCAACAACATCCTGAGCAACCTGCGCCCGCTGATGGACGAGCAGGGCCTGCTGCTGGAGTGCCGCATACTCTCGCACAACCTACTGGACAAATGGCGCGGGGCAGCCGGGCAGAACGAACACCTCACTGAGTTGACCGTGGAGTTCGTGTGGGTGAACTCGGACAACCCCGAGGAGAAGATCGTTTGCCCCTGGTATGGGCAGGGGTTGGATACCGGGGAGAAGGGCGTCGGCAAGGCCCTCACCTATGCCGAGAAGTACTTCCTCCTGAAGTTCTTCAACATCCCCACCGACGAAGACGACCCCGATGCCGCGCAAGTTGACCACAAGCGCAACGGTAATGGGCAAGTGCAGTCGCCCAGTTCATCGACGACGCGAGCTAATTCTAAGCCCACTAATGGCGCACAGGCTTCCCGTCCGGTTTACCCGACGCCCGATGCGGTCGTGGATGGGGAGACGTTCTATGGAGCGATGGCGGCACTCGGCTGCAAAGAGAAGACGAGCATCGACAGGGCCAAGGACAAGGCGGGCTACGGCGAACACGAAATTGACCAGCTTACCGTTGAAGACTTGAAGCGTATCTATGAGTTTGCGCGTGGGGTGGCGGAAGAGAACGACAGGAAGAAATCAGCCGGGAAAGCCGCCTAGCCGAGACGCGAAGCGACCACACCCGGATAGACAGGGGAGACACACATGGTAGCCGCAGATTTCAATCGCTCGAAGGAATCGGTCGAGGAATTCATGGCCCGCAAGCTCGAAGAGGGCTTGGACATTGAAGAGATTTCAGCCCTCGTTGATCAGCTTGCGGAGGACGGCTGGCTTGACCAGGCAGCGCGCCCCGAGGGTGCCGAGGAGACCGCCGCCGATACCTACTCCGTGGCTGCTATATCGGAGGGAGACCGCGAGAAAGCCTATGATCTGATGCGCTGGCACCTCCGCAAGCGCAACGCGGCGCGGGAGGCGATGGCTGAAAAGCAGGCGATGGCGGACCTGCAGATTGCGCAGGTTAAGAAGTGGCTGGAGAAAGAAACCAAGGCACTAACCCAAAAGGTGACCTGGCATGAAGGCAACATCACGTGGGCAATGAAGACCGTGTTCGAGGACGACGACAAGCTGTCATTCCCCGAGGGGACAGTGAAGTGCTCGAAGAATCGCGCTACCATTTGGTGGGACGAGGAAGCCGCCCTGGCGTATGCGCTGAAGCAGCCTAACGTGGATGAACTTGCCCCGCGAAAGCTGGCTAAGCAGCCGCTCAAGGACACGCTCACAAAGGCCGGCAACGCGTACACGGTATCCGAGACTGGAGAGATTGTTCCCTTCGTGGCGATGATCGATCCCGAGGAACTGTATAGCATCACGATTGAGTAGCCGCCTAGCGACCCGCACCGGGGCGCGCATGGTACACGCGCAGAAGGGACGTTAGCGGAATGGAGATCACCACAAAGTTCAGACCCGGTCAACAAGTGTGGGTGTGGCAGATTACCCGCCTGATGAAGCCCTGCCCCCGCTGTTTGGGTAGTCGGCAAGTGGTTACCCCAAACGGTACATTCCCGTGTTGCTACTGCAACGAAGGGGTTGTCTTTGATAGGGATTCTTATGCTCCGATGCAGAAGATCCTTCGATCCACGAGAGTCATTATAACGAGTCATGGCACTGAGATTACTTATGGCTTCGGTATGCTTGATGACAAACCAGAGGACTACGTTTGGGCTTCCAGCGAAGAGTGTCAGCTTGAGTGTGACCGGATGAACGCGGAAGCAGTGAAGAACTCAGACACACAAGTAACCGACATCACGGGAGGTTAGATCATGGTAGCAGAGCCACAGGACGCACAGCCGCAGGACGCGCCGGAACCTCAACTCTTCACGGTGGAGTCACTACCCGAGAAGCTGATGCGACAGGCGCAGGAGAATCTCGATGTCACGGAAGAGCGCCTGGCAGAGCTTCGCGAGGGGATAGCCGACCACCTCAGGCAGGCCTCAGTCATGCGTGAAGAACGCGACACGTTGCTCCTGGCAAGGGCAAACCTCAAGCGCAGCCTGAAGCCGCGTGGCCGGGCGAAGAAGGGTGGGGAGCAGGGTGAGTAGTCCGAAGCGCGAGTGGAAAGTGGGGGACCTGTGCGTTGTTTGTTTGCATGACGGGGAACATAGCCCACTCCAGATCATCACACATATCAATTCAACGGGCAGAGTATCGACAATCTCTACAGCATGGAGTGGAGATTTCACCACGTGTGGATATATGACAGATGAGCTGCGTTTCCCCACCGCCTCCGAGATCGCCGAGGCCGCCGATGCCAGTCGGGAGAACTTCGCTGTAGGCAAGAGATGGTTTGGGGAGACCATCAAGGGGTTGGCCCAAGCCTACACGGAGGCCGTGAAGCGCGAGGAAGAACAGAGGGTGCAAGCATGATTAACTCAGCAGTTCTCGTCGGCCGTCTCGCCAACGATCCCGAACTCCGCTACACCCCCTCGGGGACGCCCATCGCCACCTTCCGCCTGGCGGTGGACCGTGGCCGGAAGGGCGAGGACGGGAAGTCAGAAACCGACTGGCTGAACATTGTCGCCTTCTCGAAGACCGCCGAACTCGCAGCGCAGTATCTGGACAAGGGCGCGCTGGTGGGGATCGAGGGGCGCATACAGTCACGTTCGTGGGAAGGGCAGGAAGGGAAGCGGCAGTATTCGGTGGAGATCGTAGCCAACAACGTCCGCTTCCTCGAAAGCAAGTCCGAAGCGGAACGCCGCCTGGGCGGCACACCGAAACAGGGGCGCGGAGACGGTGAAGCCGACGACATCGACTCCGACGCGGGCGGCGGGCCTGCGGACCTCGATGACCCGTTTGGGGATATGTGAAAGGGTGGCAGCGATGAATGAACCGAAGGTGTTAGCTGGTAGCGGAGAGGTCCCTCCGGCAGCGCCGGGGCCAACCGACACGGAGCTTCTGGACGCGCTGGAGTGGGCTGCTTGGGCATACGACACACAAGTCGGCTTCGATGGTTTCAGGCTGGTTACAACGGGAAGCAATCCCAAGATCATAGTCCAAGGGAACTCACTCCGCGAACTCGCAGCCGCCATCATCGCGGTGAGAAAGGGGGCTCCAGATGCTGAGTGAAGGACGATTGGCAGAGTTGAAGCGAGAAGCCAGTGAGGCAACGGTATGTGTCAAGGCAGGGGAGGTCGAAGAGTTCGTCGATGCTACGCTGAAGCTAGATCGGGTGCTTAGGTTGCTGGCAGATTTACCGGCGCCAGGTGAATTATGCCCTTGGCCTAAGGCTTCGTGGGATGCTGGCTTCTGGTATGGTCAAAAGAGGATCGCCGACGAACTCCGCGCCATCATCGCGGCGGGAAGGGGGGCTCCAGATGGAAGTGAGCAAGTGGCTAGATGGGCTGAGCAGTGAACTATACAGCGGGAGAATGGCGGAACAGAAGCTGGAAGAGGTTCGCAAGTCACTGGAAGATTTCCCAAAGCCTGGAGATGAATGTCCTTGGCCCAAGGGTTCATGGGGTTCTGGCTTCTGGCATGGACGCAAGGTGGACTCCGAAAGACTCCGCGCCATCATCGGCCCGCAGGAAGGGGAGTGACGCGATGGAAGCATCCTGGCGCGTAGAAAACTGCGACTGTCGAGAAGGGCTGTTCGCAATGTCAGCAGAGACGGTTCAACTGTTCGTGACATCGCCTCCCTATGCGCAAGGCATGGCCTACGAACAGGGGTTGGATTGGGATGGCCTGCATGATCTAATGGGAGCGGTGGCAGCCCTCTCAATTGAGGCTTGTGTCCCAGGCGGATTCTTTTTCGTCAACTTCGGCGAGACAACCAAGTACCCGCGCACAATGGCCGAACTATACAACGGTGTATTCACCGATTCTGGATGGATTATGCACTCTCGCAGAGTGTGGGCCAAGCCATTTTTCAAGTGCGGTCTTGGCGGAGCACTCATATCCCACACCATACCCGCAGCAGAATGGGAATTCATATGGACATTCCGCAAATCACCCAATGATCGGGAAATTCATCGCAACAAGAGTTTGTCATTACATGGAATTTGGCATACGAGCGGGCGCCCAATGGGAGTATCCAAAGACGAACATCCTGCAGCATTCCCTTCAGAACTTGCTGCTCAGGCTATCCGCGTCTGGAGTGACCCAGGGGATCTTGTATGTGATCCATTCACGGGCAGCGGAAGCACTGGCATAGCGGCGGTAGAACTGGGGCGAAAGTTCATTGGCTTCGAGCAAGACGCCGGGTACACAGACCTTGCCAGGAGACGCATAGGTGGGGCTCGCATACCGCTATTTTGTGATGAAGCAGATGCATTGAAGGCTACGGATGTAGACCTTAAACTAGGCGAAATGACAGCTTGACGCCAGCGCCGCGCAGAAGTAGAATGTACGTGCTCCTGGACAGAGTGAGGCAAGGAAGGTTTTTGCATGAATTGGAACCTGTTGTGCTATAATCTACTTGCGGCCCCGTTTGCGGAACCTTCCTTGTCCTCTGTCCAGGAGACGAGTATGGTGACCAACGGGGCCGCGCTGTTGTGCTTGGGGGGTGGCTGCTGATGACCCGCACCCAGCTAATCACAGAGAATGCCCTGCTGAGGCAAGCGCTGCTTCAGGCGGGTATCTCCTGCCAGCCGGTGGCCCCATACCGCCCCGCCGACTGGCCTCAAGGCAAGTACCCCGTCATATATGCTGACCCTCCTTGGCATTTCAAGGCTGGTATCACCGGAAGACACGCTGGGAATCACTACGATCTGCTGGATGTGGATAAGCTGGCAGGTCTCCCGATGGGTGAACTGGCCGCAGACGACTGTGCCCTATTCCTCTGGGTTACTCAAACCATGCTCCCACACGCGTTCTATTGTCTTTCAAATTGGGGGTTCACATTCGTCACGCGTCCGTTCTCATGGATCAAAACCGCTAAGAAAAACACCTGGAGTTATCCATTCGGAATGGGTTTCTGGTCGCGGGCGAATGGTGAAGACATCTGGCTCTGCACCAAGGGAAGCCCACATCGGAGACCCGAGGCAACGGGTGTTCCTGGTTTGCTATGCGAGTGGCTTGAAGGAAACGAAGTTGACGTGAAATTCAACCCAAGGCGCGAACATAGCCGCAAGCCTGAGGATTTCCATCAACGTATTGAGCAACTAATAGAAGGTCCCTACCTGGAGCTATTTGGACGCCAGAACCGTCCCGGCTGGACGGTCTGGGGCAACGAGGTCGGGAAGTTTGACGAGCAGCAGTTGGCGCTGGAAGTAGGTGCCTTCTGATGGCTGGCAAGCGGCGCACCCTCGACCCCGAACTATTCTCCAAATCAGAATTCCGGCGCGCCACCTACGTGCAGCGTGAGATGTGGATCGGTATCATAGCCACCTGTTGCGATGATGAAGGGCGCTTTGAGGCCGACGCGTGGAACCTCTCCGAACTGATATTCTCCCGGTCGCACGACGCCAACGAAGAGGCTGTCACTGAGGCCCTCGCCTATTGGTGTCAGTGCGGCTGGCTACTACTCTACGAGGACGGCCGCTATGGCTTCCTCACAGGCTGGTATGAGCACCAGTACATCCGCGACCCCGAGCCCTCAAGCCTCCCTCCTCCCCCTGCTCAAGTCAACTCCTGGCGTGTTGTCATGGGCATCAAGGAGTGGTTTATGGAGCAGCGCAAGGGTGGCGGCAACACCCATTTCCGCACCATTCTACGAGAGTTTGAGCAGTCACTACTCACTGACTCCTCACTAAGTGCGTACTTAGTGCGTACTGAGTCCGTAGTAAGTAAGGGACAGAAGGGAAGGGAAGGGAAGTTAGAAGGGAAAGGAAAAGAAAAAGACTCTCTCTCCCTGCCTTGTCTACCTACGCAACAAGGAGACCCCACCCCGCCACCACCGACCAACGGCAGAGAGAGCGCACTGCTCAAGCCTATTCGCTTGCAGGATGACTTGCCCCCACAGCTACCCGCTACTCTCGGGATGATGAAGCAAACATACCCCTGCCTGTTCGCGGCGATACAGGCTCTTCACCCTGACGACAATGGCTGGTCTCTGCGACGCTGCGAGGAGTTCTTCGCGGAATGTGTGCGGAACATCGAAGCCAAGTCATCCCCAGTGCCAGAGGCCGACGTGATGCGCTGGCTCACCACCGACAAGCGGAAGCCCGCGTTCTCTGTGAAAGCTCCTGGGTGGGTAGCATACCAGTTGTCACTTGACGGGAAAGAGCAGCGGGCTCAGGGGCGGGCGTCGCCGAACGCCGCGAAGTATGCCCCCACCACACAAGCCGCCTTCGCAGCCGCCGCCGCCGCACGGGAAGCACAGACATCCGGGAAAGGAGACGCAGCGTGAACGCATTCGCAGAGTTGCTGGGCTTGGGTACTGGAATAGACCTCGCAGAGCAGGCCCGCGAGCGCGCCGCCGCCACGGCTGCCGATCCCCGGCATATCGCCATGCTGGCCGCTGCCGCCGCCCGTGACTGGGCTGCCCTATGCCCTGACAACTGTCGAGGGGAAGCCCTGCAGGGCTACCAGTGTCCGCTGGAGGATACCGACGAGTGTTACCAAGCGTCCCTGCGTAGGGATTGCTCTGTGGAGTTGGCGCTGGGCTCCATCGGTATACCGGCGCGGTTCCGCAAGCCGGACACGAAGCTCGTACCGGCGGACATTCGGGAAGCGGTCTATGACTACATTCGCCAGATGGCAACCTACGTCTCCGATGGCATCGGCATGGTCCTACTAGGTCCTCCTGGGTGCGGGAAGACATTCTCACTGGCCCTATTCGCCAAACAGGCGGCGCGCCTGGGTGTTGATTGCCGGTATGTCGGAAGCGGCGGGAAGCTGTGTGACGCGGTAGAGGAGAAGCGGGCCTATGAGTATGTGAACTGCGGGCTGCTGATGATCGACGACTTCGACCTGATGAACAACCGCCGGGACTATTTTCAGCAGAGGGCTGAGGAATTACTCATAGACCGCCATGCTGAGATTCTCCCCACGATTGTAGCGGGCAACTTCCTATGGGAGAACTTCTTCAAAGACCCAATCAGGGGCAGGCTGTCAAGCCGGTGGTGGGAGAACATGGTTGTAGCACAGAGCGCATCGGGCGACCAGAGGCGACCGGAAAGGGAGTGATCGCAGGTGGGAGTTTTGCCTATAAAAACTAAGGAAGAATTACTCAGTATCATATATGAGAAGCGCACTAAAATTCTTTCCGAGATAGAAGTGGATGCTTGCATTCGTGGTTTTTCATGCCACAGAAATGAGGATTTCTCAATAGACGTTAGTGGCGTGAACGTCGCTGCTAGACCGATGTATGCAAGTGATTGCCCCTATCGCGATGAAGCAGGCCGAATCAGTGTAAGCGTACACGGGTTTTGGAAACCAGGTTCATTGACCCGAGCTATTCGAACCAAGGCATTCACAGAACCATTCGACCAGGACAAGAGAATCAGTGTTAGTAAGATACTTGACCGAGTGCAGGATGTTATTACTTGCAGAGAACAGTACAAAATTCCATTTGACGAGATAGATGTCCTGTGCACAGAGCGGGCCGCGCTGGAGGCAGCGTTGCTCAGGGCCTGCCGCCACGTCTCCTACTGTGGCACCGAATGCCCGCGTACTGGCGGCGAATGTATCCGACCCGAGGAGTTGGACGAGGAAGGGCGTTGCGGCGCTTGCGGCTTCGATTGCCCCGTGGACTTTGTGGCTGAGTGCTGGCGGATCGAGTTCATGAAGCCAGGGGACGGAGACAACTCCAATGGGTAAACCGGCAATCTGGCACAACTATGGTTGTATCACAATCAAGAATGGGTATTTTGTGTCGGTGTGTTGCCACGGCTGTTGGGTTGAGTGGATGATTTCTGATAGTCTAGATTTCTCATCACCGAAGAGGAGTGGAAAGAGTAAGGAATATCGGTATGCCAAGCAAAACGCAATAGCCGCCGCAAATAGAATGGCGACCGGCCCGGTGGCGACGGACGGGACGCTGCAGTTCATGACGCCGGAGGAAGGGGGCGAGCCCAGATGATCTACAAAGCGGCACTCGTGTTTTGCCTGCTGCAGTTTGCATTCTGTTCGGCGAGTCTTTCTGTCTCAATTATGTCACATAATGAGTGGTCTGCTTGGGTATGCGCTGTATCGGCAAGCCTACAGGCGATACTCTGGCAGGTGATGGCAGGTGATAGAAATTCGTAGACCCCATACAGCAATAGCCGCCGCGCTGGTGGCACTCTTGGCAGGGATAACACCAGCGCAGCGGGCACAGGCAGCCCCAAAGGGCCGCCCCCATCATAGCACAAACACCCGACCCGTGGATGCCTTTCGGCGGTACGCAACCGCTGTCCTCGCTACCGGCCACCTGTCTCCCTGGCAGGCCACCGCCCTCCGTGATGCCCTCGCTCGTGGTGTCACCGTTGCCGGTCGCGCCAAGCGCACGAGCTACTGCCCCCGCTGCTGCCCCGGCACCCGCTGCGCCGACGGCAGCCGCGTGAGAGTTGGAGTGTGCGCGGCCAACCGGGGCATACCGATGCACTCTCTCCTGTGGGTGGAGGGTGACGGACTGCTACTGGTCACCGACCGGGGCGGCGCGGTGCGGGTGGGCGGCGGGTATACGCGGGCCGGGGAGAGCGCCAACGTGGATGTGTGGCGGGCGAGGTGCCGGGGTGGGTGCAATGAGGGGACGCGGCGGAATCTACCATATGCGATTTTGAGAATGGGAGGCGCGAAGTGACAGTTAGCGAGTTGAGGGCATTGCTGGAACAGATGGAGCATAGAGAAGCTGTGCAGCACTGGTATGACTACAACTTTGACGCGCTATCTTCACTTGGAATGGCGGCATGTAAGGGTACAGGAATGTATGTTCTCACCGACGCGGGCCGCGAGTTGCTGGCGGCTCTGCGGGACCGGGAGCAACTATGTGACGAGGTCAAGACTCTTCGGGCACAAGTAGAATTTCTGAAGATCGAAGTGAAATTGTGGGACAAGAAGCACAACGAAGTCGCTGTTCCATTGGGATTGAAGTGTATCAAGCTGGAGCGGGACCGGGAGCGGCTGGACGCGCTGGAGGAAGAGGTTGACCGCGAACTAGATGGGTTCCCGGTGCTGGGATGGGATGATGCGAACGGGAAAACTCTCCGCGATCAAGCCGACTGGTTACTGGCGGCCAAGCCGGGCGCGGAGCCGGGCGGACAGGAGGAGTAACCGTGAGAATCAACGTCAAGCTGTCGGCTGACCCGCAGGCTCTGGAGCTTGCCAGCGAGCGCATTAAGAAAATCGTTGAGGCTGATGTGCGCCTGTTCAAGAAGAGCAACCCGCACGGTCCAGACGTTGACTATGTGCGAGTGCCAGAACCTGTCCAGCCCGACCTCGCCAGCGCCCTGCGCGATGTCATTGATGCCGTCGAACAGGCCATCGAGTATGACTGTCAGGCGCTTGGGAATTATTGGTTGTGGCTCAACCACACTCCACAGGGATTTCTCACGATAGAACTCGCGGCCATCGGACTCTGCTCCCTGTGCCTGTGGCTACTCAACCAGCCGCCCGTTGTTGACTTCGCACAGTGGTAGTGCGCAACAGCAGGACAAATCATGAAGACAGGAGGCTGAACAGTGAGATTGATTTGCAATTTCTGCGGTGCTGAGAATGCTACGAGAATGGAAATCCCCAGTGCCATCCCCGGCTGGGAGTTTGCGTCAAATGTGTCCGTAGTCCAACCGTGGGGACACCCCTATACCGGGAATGTCTGCCCCAAGTGTCTCCCCGATCAACTGAGGAAGGCGCTGGTGCACGCTGAGGAAGTGTCGGCCGGAGAGCATGAACAGGATGCGGCGTGCCTCTCCTGTGAAAAGCTGATTGGGGAGCTTCTGAAGCATGAGTGTATGGAGAATTCAAACCCCTGCCCGGTTGCAGATTTGGATTGCGATGCTTGCCCATACCACGAACACACTGCAGAGGCATGGTATTCCTGGGTGGGCTATGATGCGCCAACAACTAAGCAAGGAGGCCAGCGATGAAACCAATGACGGAACGTAGCCCAGCATCATTCCCCACAAAACCGGTCGGCCCATTCCACGACTTCGAGACAGGGTGCGAGGTGTGGATTGCTCAGAGGTGCCTTCACGCATTCTCCTGTAGAGAGAGAAAGTACGACTCTAAGCGCGAACCGATGTTTTGGGACTCCGGACGGGTCTATACCGTCGTAATGACTGCCAGCCTAAAGCAGTTTCAACTTCGAGAACCAATCTCCGAGGTCGTTGAGCGCGTCGGGTGGGCCACAGACAAGCGCCCGGAGGAACCAATAGCCACGGTCTTCCCTATCGTGACTGAATACCATAGAGGGAATGGAGTGGTGTGGACTGTGAGCTTCAAAGGCTATAGCTCAGAGGGGCCATGTGTAGAAATGCCCAGTGCCGAAGAAGCATTTGGGCTGGCCGGTTTCATCAATGACCACTTCGTCCTCAAGGAGGCCGTCCATGATAGCTCCAGTGAGTAACCTGCTGAAGCGCCGCACCAACCGCACCCTGCACGGGCGCAGCATCTGGAGCAAGCAGGACGTGTCCGGGCACAACGTCTTCAAGGGCTATAACACGCCGGGCGTGGGCGATGGGGTGGACCTGTTCGGAGCCGCCGGGACGCCGGTGGTGGATTGTTGGGAGGGGCGCGTCATCGACCATCGCGGTGAGGGCACCAAGACTGAGGTGATCTACATCAAGCGCGCCGACGGGGCGGTGGCGGTGTATGGACACATCAGATCGGAACTGCGCGAGGGGGAGCTGGTCAAGGCCGGGCAGCGGGTCGGGGTGATGAACAGTTTGCTCCAGGACCCGCACCTGCATTTCGAGTGCTGGATGGGCGGGGCAGCGGTGACGGCGAAGCCGCGTCTGTTCGGCAACAAGGGGAACGCGCTGCGGGACGCCATAGCCAAACTCTGCGGAATGGGGGTTAAGTGATGGCGAAGATCAAGTGGGTGCGAGGAACTGATGCATATGCTGTTGTGGGTGATTATCTCATCACTGTAGACCTGTGGAATTTTTCTCCTGGTAGATTCTTCTCTTGGTCTGTAGTGCCATTGACAAACATATGGGCTGCTAACATTGCATGTGGGCGGTGTGCAACCGAGGCAGGTGCCATGCGATGCGCTGGTAGGGCGGCGCGGCGCTTGATGGCCGAGAAGGCGGAGATGCCAGAGTGAGCACCACTAAGCATCCGAACCTCATAGACAGGATAGATGAGACCGTTGACCAGTACCGCCTGGATACCGAAGCGAACCGGAAGCCAGGGCACTGCCGCCGGGGGCATGAACGGGCCGATGTGATGTGCCCCACAGAGTGGCCATGCTATTGGTGCAAGTTGTCTGTTGCGGCGAACGTTCCCGGCGGACGCGGCCCGTCGGACGAGTGCCTGCAGCATCTTGGGGAAGAGGTGACGAGTTGATGACTATCGGAATTGACCCAGGTCTGGCGAACACTGGCGTGTGTGTGCTTGATGGCGGCAAGCCAGTAGAATTTGAGACCATCACCACCAAGCCAGCGGACGGGGACGTTACCAGGCGCATTGATTTAATCGCACAACGCCTCGCCCGTGTGATGTGCGAGCATAAGCCGGACGTGGTAGCCATCGAAGCGCCCTACGTCGGAACCTGGAAGCGGGGTAAGGAGTTGGCTTCCACCGCCAGTAACGCCATGCACCTAGCGGAGATTGTGCGTCAGCTTTCGGTCATCGCTTCCAAGTTTGGGTCCGAAGTGGTCATGGTCAAGCCTATTGATGGCTTCCGCGCTCTGACGGGCTCTGGCTCTGGCAACAAAGCCAGGCACGTGCAGATGGCTAACTTGCTGATGCCACCGCACTTGCCCAAGCTGAGGAAGACACAGAATCATCTCGCGGACGCTTTGGGAGTGGCGTGGCGGGGAGAGCAGAAGTATCGGCTGGAAAAATCAGAACTGCACAAAGGCGGCCTATTCAGGATACCGCCAGTGGACACCACAGGAGGGGTTGACCCGGCAGACTACGTTGCGGAAATGAGGGAAGGCTGAGCGTAGACGCCGCAAGCCCCGGCGGTCCTGTAGCCAGGGGCCGGGGCTGGGGCAATATGGGCGAGTCTGCTACCGTTGGCCGACGGGGGAGATTCTACCACAGACGGGACGGGCGCGGACGGAAATCACATATCGCTGGAGGGCCTCGATGGAGAATGATAAGCAGCAGCCGAAGAAGCGGCACCCAGGACTTCAGCCGGGAGAAGTGGCGCGGGGGATCGAGCAGCGCAAGGGGAAGTTCCCGACGAGGGATGCCATCGAAGACTCGCTGGTGCTGGACGCCATCGGCAGGGTACAGGATGCCGGGTACGGCACCGTTACCGTTACGATCCACGGGGGTAGGGTGGTCCATTGTGACGAAAGCCAGAGAACGTACATCAAGCCCATGGATGAAGTCGCCTAGCACATAACTGCCGGAACCTCTACCCCCACAACGGGCGAGGACGACGCACACAAATAAACGCTGGAATCGGATACCGCCATTCGGGACCGCCCCCAGACGCATAGGAGGCGGTCCCTTTGTGCATTGGCAGTTGGTGGACGTTGCCGCGCGTGCGGGAGTATCTCATCCGGTATCGTGAGATTGCGGAGACACTAAGCGACTACGGGGCGGGCAGCAGTCTGCCGTCAAACGACGGCAGCAGGACGGGCGCAACAGAACCGGGATGGTGTCATCTGATAGCGGTCAAGGCGGACCTAGACCGGGCTATTGCGTCACTTCAGGGGCGGGATCGAAGGATAGCAATGATGCGCTGGGTGGAGGGGCGCGAGCAGTCGGATGTGGGCAGAAGCCTGAGAGTCAGCCAACAACGAATCTCATCTGTGGAAGCGCAACTTGAAAAAAAGATAGCAGATATTTTGGGTTAGCTGTTGTGTGGCGCTGCAAAAAACTCCGTGGATAAGGTAAGAGGGAACGAAATCAATGACAATCACAACGGGCGCTGCCTTGAGTGACGTTGAGAGGCCTCTCACGAGAATCGCCACCATCGAAGCTACCAAAATGGGGTTTGCCAAAAGGCTGATTTCCAGTGATGACCTCCTGCAAGAAATGCGCCTTGCGGCCTGGCAGGCTGAGTTGCGCGCCGAGGGCAGGGGTCTAACCGGGATCGACAAGCGCCGCTACATGCTTGGCGCTGCCCGGCTGGAGTGCCGCCGCGTCTTCGGCAGGATGAGAAAAGACGCCCTGTGGCATAGCGAAACGGTGGGGCTGGCAGACGACGTACACGTTGCCTTCTATGGCGACGAGGGAGATGAATAGTATGTCTCAAGTATGGATGGGCCTGTTGTTGGACGGGGAACAGGATATGTCTGAATACGATCATGGTCCAACAAATTACAGCGAGGAAGACGACTTTGGTCACCCGTCCTTCCCGAACCCTGTTGATCTGTACGAACTCGCCCTACACATGCTTGATGATGATTAGCAGATTGCGGCTCTCTGGACCCGCCAGCATACAGGTTGCGCCAATAATGGCCCGTCCGGGGCGGTTGCAACCACTGGGCCGCACCATCTTGCCGGGCAGCCGCAGCCATCATCGCAGCCCGCCCGGCACTCTGCCGTCCCTCCCTCGCCCAGGCGGCGGGTGTCGCCCCCCCTCGGCATCCGCCGCCGCCCTACTCGCCCAACTCAAGTGATGGAATTCTCTGCGCTCCAGGCGGGCAGGCCGCCAAGTGTCCCTTCACGGGACAACCCTGCGGGGTCGGCTGGATAACTTGAGAGACTTGTGAGCCGTGAAGCCCCGAAGGGACTGGGGCAGCGCAACTAATGCCCAGCGCGGAAGACGGTAAAACTCCGTCCACGGCCACCCACAATCTACAGCCCTCGCCCTCACGGGTGGGGGCTTGCTGCATTAGCCAGGAGGCCCGCTGTGTTGCCAGAACTCGCAGACGTGACCATAACCTCACCCGCACAACAGGTCGCGTACCAGCGCCAACGTGAGCGCAAGCAGCGATTACTGCGAGAAGCAACGCTGGACCGCAACGGACGGACGCTGGGGGCGAAGGCGTGGGGATGGATGATGAGGACGAACCGGGGAGTGGTGAGGTAAGGAACTTAGCGCTTTCTGGCGTTTTCTGGCGCTTTAGGTGTAATTATGCATGACTATGGAACGAAGATTAAGGCCGCATGGCTGCGCCACGGGAACGGTTCTTCCTGGTCTCATATAGCCACAGCTTTGAGTATCGGGGAAAGCACACTCCGTGAATGGGATAGCAAGGGTGACGAGGAGTGGGTGCGAGCCTGCTCTGATGTCATCGACGAAATGCGCCGGGAAGGCGTTGGCGCTGCTTGGCGGTGTCTCGTTAATGGTGCCAAGGGCGGCAACGTGAGGGCTGCCAAAGAGTTGTTGGACCGGGTAGAGGGCGCGGTTACTCAGCGCCAGGAACTCACTGGGGCCAACGGGGGGCCGGTGGCGCTAACTTGGTGGGAGACGCTGGAGGCGGCGACGGCGAGGGACAAAGACAATGGCAACACAGAAGAGCCAGACAACCCCCCCGCTTGAACTTGCCAAACGCATCCATGACCAAGCCGACCTCTTCTCCGAGCACGTCCTGCGCCGCCACCTGTGGTCTAAGCAGCGCGAGGTATTGCAGCTACTCTCGGCACACTCCAAGGTGGCCGTCGCATCCTGCCACTCAGTAGGCAAGTCCTTCATCGCCTCGCAAGCTCTCCTCTGGTTCTTGTTCACGCGCCGCCCGGCCATTGTGGTCACCACCGCCCCGACCTGGAGACAGGTTGAGAAGGTCCTCTGGAAGTACGTCAACCGTGAGTATCTGCGGCTGCCCAAGGACCTGCAGGGGTTGGCCGTCTGTCTCACGGCGCGTCTGACCATTGCCCCCGACCACGAAGCCTTCGGACAATCCACCGATAAACCAGACCAATTTCAGGGTATTCACTCGCCGCACATCATGCTAATCGTCGATGAAGCGGCCGGTGTGAGCGACGAGATTTACGAAGCGGCGGACACCCTTGGCGCAGGCGGCGAATATCGGGAACTCCTGATAGGCAACCCCACCTCTGCCAGCGGCAAGTTCTTCCGCGCCTTCAACAACGCCGAACTCGGCTACCAGTCGATGCGCATTGATGCCCTTGAGACGCCGAACTTCACGGGCGAGGTCTGCCCCGAGGATGTAGCGGCGGAACTCATCCAGCCCGCCAAGGTAGCAGAGTGGGCATCTGACTGGGGCATCGACAGCCCGGCCTATCAGAGCCGCGTACATGCTCAGTTTCCGTCTGGTGACGAACAAGCAATCATCTGCCCCCTGGCCTGGTTTGACGCAGCACGGGGGCGCGAGGTAGAGACGACTGCCAGCCCAACCGCAACCATTGGAGTAGACGTCGCCCGCTTCGGCGGGGACAAGTCCTGCCTGGTAGAGCGCGTCGGGTGGGATCTGCGCACGGTTACCTCCTATGCTGGCATCGACACGCGGGAACTCTCGCACTTGGTCATGGAGCGGGCAATGAATCTCCGCGCCTCCTCTGGTCTGTCGGTGCAGGTGAATATTGACGAGACGGGTGTGGGCGCTGGCGTCGTTGACCAGTGCAAGCCACACGGAGGTGGGGGTATAACTTATGCGGGGGTAAACTTCGGATCATCCGCTGGAGACGCCGGACGCTTTGCCAACTTGCGGGCGGAAATGTACTGGCGGCTGCGCGAGCTACTGCGGCAGGGCAACAACGAACCGAACCTGAGCATTACCGCCACGGGACCGGAAACGGATAGGCTGGCAGCACAACTGAGTGCCACGCGCTACGAATACAACGCCAACGAGAAGATCAAGATCGAAAGCAAAGAGACTATGCGGGCGCGTGGGATGCCGTCGCCGGACGAGGCGGACGCGGCAGTGTTGGCGTTCCTCCCCCAAGCGCCGGGCTTAACGATAGAGGTCTGGTAATGGGATTTCTAAGTAACCTGTTCAACCGCCCCGCACCGACCTCTGAGGCTAAGGCTGTGGCGGATGCTGGCTATGCCGTCCTGTGGAATGCCGAGAGTAACGCAAGCCCCGACGTGGACCGCGAAAATTACTTGCGAGCTTATCAGGTAAGCTTATGGACGCAACGCTGTGTGGAGGCTATCGCCACCGCCTCAGCATCGGTAGTCATGCAACTCTTCGACCTTACAACAGAGGAGGAGGTCGAGCAGCACCCTCTCCTCGCCACCCTCCGCTATGTCAACTCCACCGATGATCTGCCCTGGCTAATCGCGGGTACCATTGGCTACGAACTTCTGTCCGGTGACGCCTATTGGCTACTGGACAGGCCATCGCAGCCAAATGCCATCTGGAATCTGCGCCCCGACTGGGTAAGCATCAAGCCGATGCCGGGCGGTGTCATCCGCTACGAGTATAAGCCGGGTGGCAAGCGCGCCCCGCAACTGCTGCCCGAGGATTGTGTGATCCACTTCCGCCAATGGAATCCATGCAACACATTCTATGGGCAGTCCACCATTCAGGCGGCGGAAACCTCAGTCAATCTGGACAAGGCTATCCGCGAGTTTAACGCCAATTTCATGAAGAACGCAGCGGTCCCGGCTGGGCTTCTGTCGGTTGAAGGAACACAGAATGAAGATGACAAGAGGGCAGCCCGCGAACACTTCCAGCGCAACTACGGGGGAGGCAAGAACGCAGGTAGAACGCTCTACATCTCCGGTGGAAAAGTTAACTGGCAGCAACTCGGCAACCTGAATAGCGATGGCAGCTATAGCACAGAGGCGAAGCTCGTACGCGAAGAGGTTCTGGCAACGTTTGCGGTGCCGCCCGTGAAGGTCGGCTTGCTGGATGGTGCCACTTACGCCAACTCCAAGGAGCAGGAGCGCATCTTTTGGGATAGCACCATTCTCGGAGGCCACGTCCGCCAGTTACTGGGGAGGCTCAATCAGGACTATGTGTCCCGGTGGGAGGATGCCGGGGGCTACGAGTTGCGCCCCGACCTGAGCAAGATTTCCGCCCTACAAGAGGACCGCAAGGAGAAGTTTGCGCGCCTGCAGCCTGCGGTTGGCGGGGCATTCATCACCCCCAACGAAGCGCGCGCAGAGGTCGGGCTTGAGCCGGTCGATGGCGGCGATGCCATCAATAAGCCTGCCTCGTTTGGAGCTGGGTTGTTCGGTAACTTCGGCTCTGATTCCGGATCAGGAACTGATGACACCACCAACACTGAGGCCGCGAAGGTGTTGCGCCCTTTCGGCGCAAGGCGGTCCTGACTCATGGCGAGTTTGGCAGCCCGCAACATATAGAGTTCATTCGCTCTTTCGAGAGCAACCTGCGTCGTCTGGAGAAGCCGCTGGTACGGGTCATCGCCTCAGTGAACCGGGACCTGGTAGACGAGATAATCAGCAACCTGGAGGCGCAGGAGAAAGCCTTCTACCGCGCCAAGGCCACGGTGCCAAGTGCGCAATCCGTGCTCTTCGACGTTGACGAAGCGGGCAAGGTCTATGTCAAGGAACTCCTGCCGGTTATCAAGGACACGGTCGATGCCGGTGCCTCACGCGTCCTGGCGGAGATTGGCGGAGACGTATGGGACATTGGGCGTCCCGAGGTTGTGCGGTGGCTGGAGAGTAAGGAGCTGCAAATTAGCACTCTACCCAAGACCATGCACGGGGAACTGCGTGACATCATCCAACAAGGTGTTGAAGACGGCGTGAGTGCGGGAGAGATTGCCCAGCGCATACAGGATGTACGGCCCGACTACGAGATCTATAAGGCGGAGCGCACCGCCAGGACTGAGACGCAGGGTGCCAACAACTACGGGGCGGTAGAGTGCTACGGGCAGAATGGTGCCACGCTCAAAGAGTGGATAACTGCTGAAGACGATAACGTGCGCGACGGTACCAAGGGTGAGTTTGACCACACTGCGGCGCATGGAGAAATGGTTGGGCTGCAGGACGCCTTCGAGGCGACCGGAGAAGCGTTAGAGTTCCCCGGAGACCCGAACGGTAGTGCAGGAAATATAATCCAGTGCAGGTGTGCAGTCGTTAGCGGAGACTAACTGACGCGCCATAAGTTGCCACAGTAGCCGCGCCTTCGGGTGCGGCTTTTTCGATTCAAGGAGACCGACCATGCCCACGTTTGAGCGCATAGGTATGATGCCCTTCGAGACTAAGAGCTTCGATCCCGCCACCGGCGTCTTTGTGGGCCGGGCGTCTACCCCACAAATGGACAGGATGCGCGAGGTGGTGAGTTCCGAGGCGATGCAGGAAGCCGCAGAACGCTACATGAAGAACCCCGTGGTAACCGACCACCACGGCGGGGCCATCGGTCGCGGCCTGCGCGTTGAAGTGACGCCGGAGGGTACGGTCCTCGAAGGCTACATCACAGATAAGACGCAGCAGGGGCGCGACGTGCGCGGGCTGCTTGAGGACAAGATTTTGAGAAGCCTCAGCATCGGGTTCAACCCCTACTCGCGCAGCTATGGTCCGCATGAAGACGGCACCCCTGACTATGAACTTGTGCCTGCCAGCGCCAAGCCAGAGCCGACGACCGGCTACGGTTACGAGCCCTGGTATAGCGAGAGTACGGACACGCTAGTCTGGAAGCGGATTGACTGGATGGAGACCGCCATCTGTGCCATCCCCTGCAACCCCGGCGCTACAATTGCCCTGGCTAAGTCAATGGGAATCGCTATGCCGGAGATTACCGGGGACACTCCAGAGCAGCGTGAGGAGAACCGTTTCCTCGCCGACGTGGAGCGCGTCCGCACGGGTGCAGTCTCAGTCGGAAACATCAAACGCCATTGGGCGAAGGCTGGGAGAGACCTATCCCCCGAAGCCATCTCCCTACTCACCGAAGCCCACAAGCAACTCGCTGCCGCGCTGGAGACCTATCCGGTGCCAGGGGAAGCTGATGGCGAGCAGACAGACCTATGCCTGCTTAGGTTGCCTACGTTGACGCTGCCGGAAGCGCCGCGCTTGACGCTTGCACCGTAGCAGGCGGCGCACAACCTAACGGCTCTTACGAGCCAAGATCACCAGAGGCCTCAGCTATGCGGGGGTCTTCTGCTTTACAAGGAACTCTCATGGACTTTAAGGACATCGCTGCTGAAGCGTTCGGCCTCGCGCCGGACGCCGTGACTGATGCACACATCGCTGTCATCCAGAGCATCGCCGATAAGACTGCCCCGGTAGAGAAGGACATCCACGCGCCGACGCTGGACTTGGGTGCCGCCAAGATTGCCGAGGTCGAGGACAAGCTGCAGGCCGAGATTACCGACCTCAAGCGGCAGATGGCTGAGGCCAAGCGGCCCGGCGTGGACGAGGAAGAAGCGCATAAGGACGCGCAGGCGATGGCCCGCACCAAGCACCTGCCAGACATCCTCACCGCCGTTCACGACGAAGACCTGCAGGAACCGGAGATTAAGGCATTCCGCAAGCAGTGGGATAAGTTGCATCTGCTGTCTGTGGCTATGGGCAGCGTGCGCACCGGACCTGTCCCCGTGCGCAGGCTATCATACTGGAAGCAGATCGAAGCCCGCTACCCCGAGTTTGCGAACGCCATTAACAAGGCCGTGGACACCGCCACCGCCACCGGCGGCGCGGAGTGGGCTCCCACCCTCTACTCGTCTGACCTGCAGCAAGAGGTCTACAACAAGTGTGTGGTTGCCCCCCTGTTCCCCCGCGTTCCTGCCCCTCGGCATTCGTGGGTGCTGCCTTTCCAGCCGACCGGAGGCACCGTGTATCTAGCCGGTGAGGCGACGACCGATGCCGCCGCAGACTATACCAGCACTACCCCGACCAGCCGCAACTCAACCATCACCTCGAAGAAGCTCATTGGACGCATTCCCTGGTCTGAGGAGTTTGACGAGGACAGTGTCATCGCCGCAGAACCTCTGTTTCGCACTCACCTCGTCCGCCTGATGGCAGAGCATATCGACTCGGCCATTATGAACGGGGACACGACCGCTACACACATGGACACCGGCAAGAGCTATACCAGCACGTCCGCTGAGGCTGCTTGGGATGGCCTGCGCGACTTGGCGATGCACACGCTGACTTCCTGCTCTACTTCCCTGGCGACGTTCTCCGGCGACACTGTCATGGGGCTGACCGCCCTGATGGAAGACAAGTTCGTTGACGATCCTGGCAGTATGGTCATCTTTACCCCGACCAAGATTCGGGGCAAGTGGTTCACCATGATTGACAACGCGACCAACAAGAACCCCGTCTATCAGCGCAGCACTCCGATGGGTGACGAGGTTGTGCGCACCGGCGCGTTCATGGACTTCTATGGGACGCCGGTTGTGTCCACGTTCACCCTGTGGTCTAACGTGAACGCCTCTGGAATCTATGATGGCAGCACCAAGACGAAGTCTGCCATCATCTGCGTCCACCGCGACAGCTTCCTGCTGACTGACCGCAAGGAACTCTCCCTAATTGGCTATGACCAGCCGCTCAAGGGTCTGCGCAACCTGATTGCCAACTGGCGCGGGAGCTTCAACTGCCTGCAGCCGTCCACCGTCAACTATGCTGCCTACGGCTACAATATCTCCACCGCGTAGGCAGCCCCAGAGATGGCCGCTCTGCGGCTGGCCGGGTGGTGGGAGTTAACCCCTTTCTCCCATCGCCCGGTCTTTCCAGTCTCCGATGAAAGGGAACGGAAGGAGACATTATGCCCCAAGAAGTGTTCGTTGACATTGTCCTTGAGGACATCCCCGCTACCGCCAGTCTTGGCGGGCGCAAATACTACGCTACCCTGCCCTCCGGCTACCTGTGGGAGTTGCAGGAGGCGTACTTCTACATCGACACCGCCAAGGGTGCCAGCGCCACTAACTGCAATATCTGGAAGCTCTACCGTGACAGCGATGATGCTGTCATGGCAAGTGCCTCCGGTGCCGGGGCGCTCACCCAGCATAATACCATGGTCCTCGGCACGGACTTGACCGTTAACGCTGCTGCCGCGATTGCCCGCGTCTACGCGAGTTATGAGACCAGCGGCGCGGGTGAGACCATCAGTGAAGGTGCGCGCATCTGCGCTCGCTTCAAGGCCCGCCGCCCTGGCGTCGCCGCGTAGCATTGGACTGGACGGAAGCACGGGGACCGTCTCTTCGGAGGCGGTCCCCTATTGATTCTCTGAGGAGTTGAGCCGCACAAGAAAAGGGGACAGCTATGAGTTGTTTTGGGATGAATACGGATAAGAAACCCACAGCAAAGTTGCTGGCACGACGCACTAAGGCAGGGGGACTACAATGGAGAAAGCTGCCTAAAGAATCTCTGTGGTGGAATGGGTTTTCTGCTGATGATGGTATACACCAATGGATACTGGGCGAAGGTTTTCTGCTCTTAGATGAAAAGAAAGTCACCGAGAACAAAAGGGACCTAAGGGCATTGCTTGATCTAGTATGGTCTTTGATTGACGACCCAGCGCAGCGCGAGATTGATAATGAAGCGTGGCGGGTGGCGAATGGGAAAGTAACAAGGGATCATATCAATGGCCCCCTGAGACCATACCCAACAGAGTTGCGAAAGGGAGGGTGATGCCAGATGAACACGCGTTGGCGTCCCACTCCCTACCGTGACTTTCACGTCGGACACATCCCGTCCGCTTACGACTGCTGGACCGTCGCCAAGTCCAGCGGGGGCAAGTTCGTCCTGCTCGTCGATGACCTGTGCTATGGCTGGCAGAACCTGTGGGCTCAGTCCTGGTCCCTCGCTCACGCGGCGGAACGGTATGCCGCTGACCTCGCGTGGATTGGCTGCCCACCGGATGAGGTTGTCTTCTCCACGCGCAACGCAGAAGCCCACGCCGCCGCCGCCGAACAGTTAGGCTTGTCCCCACCGGGACGCGCCGGGGGTTGGTGGACGTCACCTGCTGCCGGTATGCCGCCGCCAGTTGTACGCGGCGGGGTGCGCACGGTATGGGGCGGCGCTGGCTACCACGAATACTATACCATGTGCAAGTGTGTGGATGACCATGAGGCGGGCATACAGGCATTCTCACGGGGAGGGGATCTGCTCTATGAGGCAGAGGCCTATGACACTATGTGGCATCGGCTCTATCCCGCAGGGTTCCCGCCCCTGCAGCGGTATGTGCCGACCATCTGCGTTGACGCCGCCAAGATGAGTAAGAGCGGCACCAATGCCATCACCATTCGAGACCTGCGCGATGCTGGATACACCGGTCGGCAAGTGCTGGACACCATGCTTGTGCTACTGGAGACGACGACGGCGGCGCGGGTGAGTGTACCCAGCGATGTGCTGACTACGGACAGGGTTGCGGCGCTGGAGAGGAATCTGTCTGCTGAGTGGCAGGGGTGCCGGGATCGGGCTGCAGAACTCTACGGTGACGGGCAATGGGGCATGGACGCGGTGCGGGTGTTGGATCGAATAGCAAAGGGGAATGGGTAATGGTTATCAAGCGGCTGTATCGGGCTGAGTTCACGCAGGCAGAGTTCTCTCAGAGGGCGCGCCAGTTTGCAGACATCCTGCAGGCAAGCGACATCCGCAATGCGGAACATGCTGTCGTGTCCGCCGTAAACTGGGGACGCCTAACGGACGGTCCCACCACAGTTGGCTTCAGCGAAAGTGTGGCGCAGTTGCGGGAGAGTACTCTCTACTCATTCCTGCATCCCAAAGCGGAGTTCATTAGCTTCGGCGTGAATCCGCTCAACAAGAATCTGACAGTTGACTACTACCTGCCAGAAGACGCGGGCGGTGACGCCTGATGCAGATAGGTATTCACGGGGGCTTAGTTCCCGAGGACGTTCCGCTGTATCGCGACTTAGGGGCGACGTGGACCAAGTGGGGATGCGACCTCTCGAACGAGACGGTTCCGGAACTGGACGAGCAATTCGATTTGGCCGACAGCCTCGGCATCCGCTGCGTGGTGGACCTGCGCACCTCACCTCTCTATCTGTCGGAATGTAGCGTCAAGGCGCAGCAGGAACTAGGCGCGGCAGGCAAGCTGGACTGCATCACGGATGACATGACCGAAGCGGAGAGGTCCGCTGTCATCCTCGCCAACAACTCCCGCGTCCATCCGCTGGCCTATGCCAAACTCTACGAGGTAGCCGCTGCCACAGCCGACCGCTACAGGAACCGTTGCGCAGATTGGGAGTTTTGGGGCGAGTGCCGCTGCCCCTGGGTAAGCGGTAGTGTCTTCGGCGACCGCAGCCAGACATACCCCGCAATCCTCGAAGGTTTCTACGAGGCGGTGAAGGAGGCTGTCCCTGAGTGCCGGGTATGGATTGGCGGCAACGGGATGGACCTGCAACTCGCTTTCTTCCATGCCTGCCTTGACCAGGGGGCCGGGAAGTCCTTCGACGTCTGCAACCTGCACCCGTATTTCATGCAAATCCGCAACCGCGAGAACGCTGACCGCGTCCTCGCCCAAGAGTATCCACGCCTCCGCGCCGCCCTAGCTGAGAAGGGAACCAGCCAACCCTTCGCCGCTACCGAATGGGGCTACCCGACGCACAACGTAGACAGCATCGAAGCTGATGGCTACCTGCGCTCGAACGTGGTCCAGGAGGGGGTGCGTCAACTCTACTGGAGTGAGGCCCCTGAATGGTTTGACCGCGACCTGCAGGCGATGGAGGACAACGGTTTCGAGGTGGTGATTGTCCACACCCTGCGGGACAGCGTAGACCCGTCGCAGTTTTGGGGGAGCTTCTGCGGTCTCATCGACCTGCAGGGGCGCAAAAAGAATGTGTGGGACGTTGTGCAGAAGTGGGCCTGGAAGGGCCGGGAAGAGAGGCAGACACATGCCGCGACTAATCGCCCTACAGGATAATACACTCCCCCCTGGCATCATCGGCCCGCCTGTTGTGGTCGCCGGACGCATGGTAACCGTCTCCCAAGAGGAGGCGGTTACGCTGCTGGCAGGTGGCGGATGGGAAGTCTATACGCCGCCCGAGAAGACGGCCCCGCTACTGGACAAGACGGCGCGTCCTGCGGTGCGCAAGTCTGCCGCGCATGAAGACACAACCGCAATAGGTGCTGAAACTCCGGCAATTGGCTAAGTTGCATGGACTATGCAGAGAGGTGATAAGTAAAGGGGATGAAGCGATGACCAACGACGAGATTCAGCAAGCCGCCCATGAGATGATGCTTAACTTCGCCCACAAAGTGAACAAAGACATTCAGCGGGCCGCCATGGCGATGTGCGTCATGATCCTGGATGTGTGTCTGGAAAATATCCTGACATATTATCCCCTGGTAGACAGGGGAAAGATGCTGCGCCACCTAAAGACCTGCGCCAACCCGGTAGACAGGACTATCTACATGCTTGCCGAGGCCCGCCTTGGGCATCGCGTTCCGCTGCTTGACTAACGTCCAATCCTCCGAGGAGGTTGCCCCTAATGGCAGTGATAACCACTAGTGACGTGACCAACGTCGGGAACATCAATGACCCGGCTTCGACGGCTACCATTGACCTGCTTATCCCTGGGGTGCAGGCCCGCGCCGAACGCTACTGCCAGCGCAAGTTTGACCTCGCCACGTACACAGAGTGGCATGATGCAGACGACTGGCAGACATTCTTCACGGTCAACAACCCGCCTATCGTTGCCATCACGACGCTTACCCACAACGAACCAATCTCCCCGCAGGTCATTAACCAGACGAACAACGTCCGCCAGGAAGCGGACTACAAGCGCCGGGGTGAGGTTCGGCTCTACAACAGTGAGGGCGTCTACTACGCAGGACCCGGCTCCATTAAGATTGTCTACACGGGCGGCTGGTCAGCCACCACCTGCCCCGGTGACCTGAAGCTCGCGCTTATCCAGCAGGTCCTTTACGAGTTGAATCACTCAGAGCGCATAGGTTTGCAGGGGCTACGCGGTGACGGGGCAAGTGCCGACTACGCCGAACGCGACGGGTTTGCGCAACAGGTGGCGGACGTGCTTGATGGCTACCGGTTGCACTGGAAGGACTTCCTCTGATGATGACCGACGCGCCGGATCGGGTGACCATATACCAGACTGCCAGCACGGGCGATCCGCCGGAGTGGGAACAGGTGACCGGGCAGCTACGCGCCAAGGTGCGCGGGATGTCACAGGACCAAGTGCTTGCCGCCAATGCCGAGGGCAGGCATGAATACCGGGCTACCCACACCATGCGCGTACAGGTGGATGCTGCCATTGTGCAGAGGGCCGTCGCCAAGCGGGAGGCCGACGGCAAGTGCTTCCTGATTCTGGAGGTCCGCGAAAGCAACTACCGCCCGCGCAACAAGCCGGACCACTTGATCTGCGATATGGCAGTGATGCCCGATGATACAGCTTGAAATTAGCGGGATGAACACTGTCCTTGACAGAATCAACGGGGCAGGCAAGCGCCTAAGAGGGCAACTGCTCACGGCAGTGAAGACGGCTGCCAGGCGTATTGACAAGCAGGCGAAGGTCAACCTCTCCAACCGGGCACTGCACGTCCGCAGCGGTACCCTCCGCAGCAGCATACGCATAGAGATTGACTCAGCCAAGCTGGAGGGGATCGTCGGGACGAATGTTATCTACGCCAAGATACATGAGTTTGGCGGCACCACCAAGGCGCACATCATCCGCCCGCGCAACGCGAAGGTCCTGCGGTTCGCCACCGCTATGAGTCTCAAGACGAAGAAGGCCACCAAGTACGCCTACACGATGGAAGTCAAGCACCCCGGCTCTAAGATACCCGCCCGCCCTTATCTGCACCCAGCGTATCGGAGTGCGCAAAGCGAGATCGTCCATGACTTCCAGCAGGCCCTGCAGAGGACACTAACACCATGACCATGAAGGGCGTCGTCAACCACCTCCGCGCTCAACTCATCTCCGCCACCGGAACCTATCTCGGCCCGGCGCAGGTGCTACGCGGGACACCCGCCACCACACAACGCAGTGACACGGTTGCCACCGTGCAGGTGATACCGCTGCCCTCCGAGGACGAGAGTGTTCATCTCGGGGATGGCTGGTATGACATATTCCGGGTGCATATCCAAGCCGTCTATCCGGCGACTTGGATAGAGACCGACAAGCAGCTTGACCTGGCTGAGGAAATCAAGCAGGTCATCCGCGACAACTGGGACTTCAACGCCGACGGGGAGCAGGCCACCTTGAAGAGTCGCAAGTGGGGCTATGGGTACGCCTCCAGCGGTGAGCAGACGCTTAACACTGTAGACGTGATCGTAGAATATTCAGGACCGGGCATAGCCGCAACCGCGTAGCAGACAACTGGCATAGCAGACGCACAGAGGCCGCGCTTCCCACATCGGGAGACGCGGCTTTATCGATTCTAAGGAGCCAACGATGGGACAGGTTAGCGGGTTTCTGCAGCATCTTGACTACGGAGTGGGCACAAGCGTATCTGCCAGCGTTGGCAAAGTGACCGGTGGCACCTGGGGTCCGCACAACTCAGGGGCCGACTATGACTTCAGCATCGGCGGCATACCGTCGCCCAAGTATGCCCTCTTTGTCCCCGAGGGAAGTTGCACCTTCTGGCCTACTTCGGTGGGCATCATCGCCTCCTGCCGCCGCGCAAGTTTCACATCCACCGCCCCGCCGCTGCTGGTCTTCCAGGGCGGAAACTCGCGGGAGGCATTTCAGCACGCGTCGGCTTATGTGGACAAGCTGGGTCTGGAGTGTTCCGCGCCGGATGGCAAGCTGACCGCTTCGCTTTCGTGGAAGGCAATCTCGCCGACCATCATCTCCGTGCCGACGTGGCAGGCTCACAGCGCGGGCAGTGAATTCCATTGGTTCCAAGCGACCTGCACTCTCGGCACGCAATCATGCCAAATGCAGAGCTTCAAGATTGATGTGAGTAACAACCTGGCAGCCGACACCTCGCTTGATGGCGGGACCGCTGGTTACCTGCGCTTACCGGAGGAGATCACTGCCGGTAATGAGACCATCACCGGGAACTTCACGGTCGCTATCCCGCCCAGCACGGACGCCCTCGCCGAGTCGTGGAAGGACGTGCCGGACGCCACCGTTGCCGCTTCACTGGTTTTCGTCAACGCTGCCGTCTCTCCAGTAACACTGAATCTTGCCCTGGCAAACATGACCATCACCAACTGGTCATTCAACTACGTGGATAGCAGCTCACGATCTGTCTATACCATCGACTACATCGGCAAGCCGAACACCGCCGACACGCTCACCATTAGCTAACAAGATCACGAAAGGGGTGCGGTATGGAACTCAATGATGCTGGAGTAAGTACGCTTGTTGTGGGGGACCTGAAGGTTGCGGTGCGCATCAAGTGGGGGGCGTTGCGCAAGTCCATCAAAAAGGTGAACGAGGCGAAAACGAATAGCTTAGTCATGGAAGCCATCACCCAAACCATGACCCAGCACATCATCGGCATCGAAGGGCTAACAAAAGATGGAAAGCCTGTCGCCTGGTCGGAAGACGTCTTCGATGAATTGCCGCCTTGGGCCGTACGCGATATGTTCACCGCCCTCCTCAATGTGGCGGAGGCAGAACGGCCCTCTGACCCTTTAGCGGTTTCGACGCAGCCTGCCTAGCGTTCGTGCAGGGCCACGAAGTACATAATCCCCCAGACGAGTTAATCATGCTGCAACTGTTGCGCGAGTTGCCCGGCTATACGCGCCGGGAACTGGAGGCTGAGCCTGCCTACATCGTAGAGAGGTGGCGCAGGATACTGTTGTTAGAGGCGCGAGAGAGTAACAGGAAGGGCGGTTAGCGGCAATGGACTTGCAGGTGGTCGTTAGAGCAATAGACCAACTAACCGCCCCGTTCAAAAAGATGAGTGCTGGAGTCGGCGAGTTCGGGGATAAGACGAAGACCCTTGAGGACCGTCTTGGTGGCGCACGTACCGCTGGATTTGCCATGTCCGCTGCCGGTACGGTTATTACAGGAACCCTCCTAGCAGCCGCCAAGAGTGCGGCTGATTTTGGATCCGAATTATGGGATATGCACACCCGCACCGGGGCGAGTGTGGAATCCCTGTCCGCTTTGAAGTATGCCGCAGAGCAGACCGGATCATCTTTGGGCGGTGTGCAAACGGGGCTGAAGTTTGTCGCCAAGAATGCCTATGAAGCTCAGTCTGGAACTGGCCCGGCGGCGGAGGCCTTTGCGGCCTTAGGGGTGCAGGTAAGAGATGCAAGCGGCAAGCTGAAGTCGTCGGAGACGCTCTTTACTGAAGTCGGCACAGCCCTGCGAGGGGTGAGGGGCGATAGCGAACGCACCGCCCTGGCAATGGCTATATTTGGGAGAAGCGGACAACAGCTTCTCCCGATGTTTCTAGACGCTAAGGGAAGCATCGCAGACCTGATGGCTGAGGCTAAAAAGCTGGGCCTGGTAATGAGTACCGAAGCAGCCGAAAAGGCAGACGACTTCGGAGATTCTCTGGACAGGCTGAAGAGCATTTCCAGTATGGCGTTTACGAATATCGGCATAGTCGCCATACCTATGATACAAAGCCTAGTCGGAGGCATAACCGACGCCACATCTTGGTTTAGCAGATTCTCACAAGAGCATCCCACAATGGCGCAGGGGTTGGTCATGGTAGCGGGTGGCGCTGGTCTCATTCTCTCTACACTTGGCCCGCTGCTCTTCATCCTGCCGTCTCTGGTAGCCGGTTGGGAACTGCTCACCGCCGCCGAGACCTGGAATACCATCGCATCTAGGTCGGCTGCTGTCTGGCAGTGGGTAGTTGCGGGAGCAACCAAGGCCGCAGGTTGGTGGGCAACAGCCTCTGCCGTCCAGTGGAGCGAACTGAGCTTGGCACTAATCTGGCAGACCATCGCCGCCCGCGCCTCCTCTGTCGCCTCCTGGGCTGCTGGCGTTGGAGCCGTCGCCGCCGGTGCCTGGGCCGCTGTTAGCTCCCTTGGCTGGGTTGGCTTGGCAACTGCCATTTGGGGCGGGGTTGCCGCTTCCTGGGCCTTCGTCGCAAGCCCAGTTGGCTTGGTCATCCTCGCTGCTCTGGCTGCTATCCTGCTGGTCATCCGCGCTTGCAAGATGGGCGCGGAGGCGTGGAAAGCCTGGCATGAAGCGCGGGAGGGCAAGAAGCGCGGGGAGCGTCAGCAGCAGTCCTATGCCGATGAAGGCATTGTCACCCGTGATGTTGTTGCCGAGGAAATGGGCCTGAAGAAGAAGTGGGAAAGCGGTACACTATCCGCCGACGAACAGGCCCGCTTCGATGCCGAATACACCAAGCGCAGCGCCGCCGCCAGGGAGGCCCGCAAGAAGAGCGGTGCCGCTGGCGACACTAAGGGAAATTGGTATGACAGTGGAGACACTGCGGCACAGGGCGACACCACTGAAAAGATGGGCAATGACTATGAAAAGATGAAGCGGGAAACGGACGCCATGAAGAAAAACATGGGCGTCCCACCTGCTGACCAGACCTCAAAGGGCGGACAGGATTTCGGCCCGCCTACTGCCGCGAAGAGCGGTGCTGGCGGAGGCAAGCAGCCGGGCGGTGAACTGATGCCGCCTACTGCCGGAGGGGGCGGCGAGAAGACATTCAACTTCAACTTTTCCATGGACCCGCGATTCGCGCATGATCCAGAAGTTGAGCGTTGGTTCAGGCGTCTGATACGTGAGGAAATGGCTACCGCGTAGCATAGACGCGCCCCTGCGCCGCCTCCTTACCGCCCGCGTCCGACAGGTCAACTCCCCGCAACCGGGGACTTAGGTGCAGCCCTCGCGCGAATACCTGTTTGACTTCCCCGCCCTCTCGGGTATGATAGTGTTACCCTCGCAGGTGATGCAGTCATACCACAACTTTCCGCCCGGCACTAACTAGCGCGTCACCTTGCGAGGGTAACGCAGTAGCACAGTGTCGGGCGGCATAGTTACAGGAGGCGGGGAACGTGACCGAAACAGAGATGGTCCGTCAAATGGTCAGACAGTTAGGGTGTTCTGCGCAGGGTTTCTGCGGAGGTCCATGCAGATTCGGTAATGCGAATCGATGCTCTGTGTATGAAGTTGAGCGCTGTTGGTTTGAGCGTCAGCTAGACAGGTTGGAAGTCCCTGAAATCCCCTCTTCTCCAGAAGTGTGCGAGTTCATAAACATCTTCTTAGATGGAATTGAAATCGCACAAGGGGGAAGACTGATATGAACAAGGTAACAGCATGGTTGCGGAGTGAGTGGCGCGGGTACGGGAAAGCCCAGCGGGTGGCGGTCGCCGTCCTGGCGGTTGTCATCTTGTCAGCTGGCGGAGTGGTCTGCGGCAAGCAGGTCCATAACGCGTTCGTCGGCGGCTGGTGCCGCTGGCAGTCGGAAGTGGAGCATCAGCCCGGTAAGCCGCTGGACCGCAAGCAGGTAGCGCGCTACGGGACGCACGTCTCGTACCAGAGGCCCAGCAAGCCGCTGCCGCCTATCAAACATACCATTCGGCTTCGCGCTGAGAACGGCGCGGTGCGCGTCGTTGGTGCGAAGGGGCAACCGATAGTGGCGAAATATCCGGGGACAAGTCCGGGGGCGAAGTGGAGTTGCTCCCTTTGGGTTGACCTGACGTGCATTGGGCGAGACCCGTTCGGGACTCCAGGGGCGTACATCGGAAGCGGGGCGGCGAGTTGTAGCATCGCTGGGTATAGTATTTTCTACTGGGGGACATCGGATCCAGACCCCACAACAGACGACCTACCCACAGAGTGGCCTGCCGACGCGAAGACAGAATGGCTTGCGTGGTATGCCGGAGCCAAGGGAAGCCTAACCCCATTTCAAGTACTTACCGCCGCCTATACGGGAACAGTATATGAAGCCAAGGCGCTTGTCGGAGCAAGCAGCCGAACAAAGTATAAGTGCTATGGATTCTGCTCTCCGATTGCCGGCATTCCTCCTGAGCTAGACTGGGGCGTAATCAATTACGGCCCCACCGAATGGGAGCTTGCTGCCTCTATCGAAGCGACGCCCATTCAGTCTACGGCGACCGTCACCGATGCATCCTACGCCAAGCGCACTTCTCCGCGTCGCTGGACGGATCGGACTGCCGCATTAGGCGTTCTTCCTCCTGAGAATAGCTCCATGACCGCCACTCTCGGCAGCATGTCGGTGAGTGCTGCGGCAAGCACAACTCACATCAATATACTGGCTGCCGGTCTACCCATCGCCAATGCCCAAAAGCTGAACACGGTCTACTCCAAGATCAAAAGTCTATCAATCAGCAACGGGCTGGTCCCCTGTGACTTTAGCGCCCTCAATCAGTGGACACTGCTCGATCAAAGTTACGTCTACTCAGCCACCCAACCGGAGACCGCCTATTCCCATTGCTACGGGACGGCAGGCGGAGACATCGAAGCGGTGATCCTGGGGCCGAACAATGTCAGCGCCTACTATGATGGCGGTGGCTCCATCCGCTGCATCCACGAAGGTCTGGTGAAGCCGGTCATTCATGCGAGTTGGTGGGCACCGGAGTGTAGTTTCGCCCTGCCATCTGGTGCGCAGTTCGACTTGGGGATCGAAGTCTGCACCTCCCTCGCCGAGAACGGGTCAGGCATTTATGAAACCGTTTGGTTCACTCCGGGCGGGGCAACCCAGTACTACAACTTGTATGCTGTTGCCGGTCCAGGTTCCGACAACACCATCTATGTCAGCGAACTGGGCCGATATCGCCTGAAGTCGGGCGGGCTCTGCTGTTTGCCAGATCCGGTATGGCTGGCAGCTAACCACCTCAACCTGCCCGCTGCTGGAGGGACGCTGACCAATGACCAGGGGGCCATCGCGGTTCCTGCCATGACCCTCTCGCTGGACGCGGCGGTGCCCTTTGCGGATTGCATCGGGATTGCGTGGGATGACGTAGAGATTGACATACCACCGGGACAAGCCGCCCGCCCCAGTGAATGGGCGGGGAGCGGCGGTCTCGCAGTTGACCCAGGTGACTCAGGTACCTGGGTCGTTTCGTCTTCGCCCGCAGGCCCCACGGTGACGCGCAATCTGCTCACACGCTGGTACTTGAGGATGCTGTATTGCAACGCTGGTATCGCAACCGGCGGCAACTATGATCCAGATTGGGTGCGTCAACTAGTCGCCAACGAAAATCAGACTAATGACATAGCCGCGTGGGCTACCGCGGTACCCGTCGAAGACGTCACCTGTTGGCTGTCCGACTGGTTGCGGTTGTCGTTCTCTGTGTTGCCGGAACTCGCCATCGGCGAGACGGTGACGGCCACCATCGGTTATTCTACAGTGACCATCGACGACCCCTGTACCACCTGCTTCGAGCATCGCGTGGGGCCGGAGGGAACCTTCACATTCGAGCGGACCAGCGGACATACAGTGGAGATTGCCGGGACAATCTCGGATGAGGGAGAGGTAGAGTTTGACCTAGGGCTACTCAAGCGGACGAACGACGTCAATCTCCAACACGTAGACAGCGTGACCTTTGCTCTGCCCTCCGTGGAGGGGACCTATACAATTAGCGGACTGACGAACTTCTATCGAACCGAACCGGCCCATACCGGCTTCAGAGTTCTTCCAGCCGCTGACCCCTATAACTGGGACGAAGATTACTGCGGCATCGCCTTCGTCATCGGCGGTATGCAGAGCATCGACATACCTGACGGAACTGAACAATATCTGCGCGGGGCTATGGGCCTCAAGCAGACCCAGTTCATGCAACACTGCCCGGATAACGAGACTGAGGGGTTGGCCGATCCCGTTTATGCTAAGGCCCTCAGCCGACTAGTGAACGAGTTGAACTGGTTGCAGGGCATCACCGCGACCTACAGCAGCGCCCCGTTCTACGACGCGGAGAACTCTCTACTCACCGAGCCGCGTTGGTGGGACCTGCGCCGGTGGGAGGGCTATACCGATGTGGACGCTTGGGACCTGCAGGCGGCCATCATGGTACGGAAGGTAACCACCCTGCCGCCGCTCATCCCCTGCACAGTCAATAGTTATTGGTGCCTCGGTGGAGGAGTGCAGGGCATCGCCTACTCCGGCACCGAGCGCATTACAGGCAGCGGCGAGCAGGCCATGCCTGGCACCTGGAGTTACAAACTGCTCCAGTGGGTGGGCGATGTTTCTAGCCCGCTGATCTATTGGGAGCAGATCGCATCTGCAGAACCCAACTACGATGGCCGGGTATGGATCGTGGCGGGCGTAGAGAGCAGCCTGGCGGTCGCTCACTCCTGGCAGGCGCAGGGGACGCAGCCCTATGTCATCCAACTGTACAACCGGGACTTGATCCCCATTGATCCGGTGCGCATTGGGCTGTGGGAACCGTTCCTGTGCCCTCAAGATACAATCGGTCTAATCCACCTAATTGCCCGAGAGGACGACGGTAGGTGTCACGTCGCCTACATCGACGGGGGCATACCCATAAGACCAGTGTGGATGACCGACTTGCCCTTCGAGGAGGGCTACGAGCGTCCATCCATCGCAGTTGCCGACGACGGCAGCTTAGTGGCTTGTGCTACTGAGGTGACAACCGGGAATATGGTCATCAAGCGCAATAGGTCGCGCGGGATGGCGGCATGGGGTACGGCTATGACGGCACTGGGTGCAGGACTACAAAAGGGCACAATCCATATCCCTCCGAGAAGCAATTCCGTCTGGTTAGTAGGCCACAACGGGACCGATAAGATCATCGTTCGCACATCATCGCTTGATGACCTAACCCCTGAAACCATTAACGGAAGCGCTGACATTGTCGTGCGCGCCACTACCGGGGCAGCCGTCCAGTCAAGCATTTCGATGGATGATACTGGTAAGTTCATCGTGGCCTCAGGTGACAATGCCGGGGGCATGGTACTTGACCATTGTCGGAATGTATTCGAGGGTTTCTCCGAAGCCTAATCCTACAGCCCGGCACACGTCACTACCGGCCACCCCCAGCGGGTGGCTTTTCTGATTCTGCGAGGGGCACCTATGGCACTCATCAAACCCGTGGGCAAGCTGATTTATAGTGACCCTGGCAAGAGCTACGTCAAGCAAATGGGTGCGAGTGCCACACTGCGTCCCAACAAAAATTGGGAGTTTGCCCGCTGCGAGTATCTGGATCCAATCGGGGCCATCGCGCCACGCGCTAGGATGCAATGGGCGAATATGCAAGATGGCTGGACGTCACTGGCTGGGTTCAGTCAGCAAATCAGGGAAGTGAAGAGGCCGGGAAGTCTCGTTGAGAGTTTCTGTGAGCATTATGCGCCTTCGGTCACAGAGGGTCCGTTTACACTCATGGACATTTTGGTGTTCCTCGCCTCGCTTGTCCCCACAAATCTAACCGGGCCATCTGTCTCAAACTTTCTACTGGGCATATCCAAGCAGGCGCAGCCGAACACGGAACTCTGCATCGCTCGCGTTCTGGTCAAGGTCCCCTGTCAACTGCAGACGAGTCTCATTGGTGGGAAGCAACGCCTTGACAAACACGGCACTTGGGCGGCGGGACACATCCTACTCTCAATCCCCCTGTATCCCACAGACGGTTTGCGTGTCTGCTTGGCGGCTCTTATCAGCACCTCGAATGCAGAGATACTCTCATACTCCCCATTTATGGAATTGGGCGAAACCACCTCGGGCTATGAGTCGTGGACCTTCGAGGTGGTGGAGGACGCCACCCGCTTCCCCGGTACGCACTTCCTGATCCGCAAGACCGGGCAGGCCGGTTGGTGGCATACCTATCATCCCTGCATCAAGAGCGTGGGCGGGAATGTCAACCTGATATTCGGCGGCACGAACTGCGCTGTCAACCTGTCTCCCCTGGTCTACTCGGACTCCGGAGAAACCTACGGGGTCTATGAGTGCGCCCCGGACAAGAACGGCAAACTGCCGAATGGTGAGTGGGCTTCCCTGGCGAAGTTCGGGAACTTGGGTACGGTGCCCACTGGCTGGGGAATCACGAACGGGAATTACTACGGGGGTACTGCCGGTGAAGAGGTGGGCTACTACAGCCTCAACGCGGGAGAAGCCTACAAGCCCAAGTGGGCCTTCGAGCCGACCATGCCGAGTTTGTCCACGCGCCCGATCCTGTGGCTGGGCCAAGAGGAACATACCACGGTCTTCGCGGACGCGCCGAATCTGGTAGCCGACGACACTACCGAAGGAGACAAGGCGCTTACCTCCATCACCTGGACACAGGACTATACGTGGCGGGCTGGCAAGGGCAAGGCCACCTTCAAGCCGTCCTACTCCGAACGCTACTCAACTTGGCGCGAGGGCGGAAAGCTGGACGTGTACTTCGGCTGGCAGACCGGGGCCGGGACGGGGTTGGCCTCGCAACTCATGGCGAAGGCCTACATCACCGCCAACGGTCTCCGCCGCGCCCGCATAGGAAGCGAACGGGCGGGTATAGCTCAAATGTCCTTGGAGTTCGGAGACCTCTGGAATTCCCGAGCCCAAGATAACTGCATGGTAGACTTTGGGCAAGCCGGTGGCATGACCGTGGGGGATTGGGCGCGCCACATTGGCAACCGCCTCGGGGTGCCGACCGCTGACATACACATCGACGCGGCGGTCGAAAACATGCTGATCCCCTGCGCCGCCACGCCCTCCGAACCGAATTTCGATCCGCAGGATGGCGAAGAGTACGCAGACCATGTAAAAAAGGTCGAGCAAGCCTGTAACATCCGCGTGGGCAGCAACTCCACCTATACCATGTTTGTTGACGCCGGGGCCGCAGTGTGGACGCCGGGGACCAGCACCCCGCATTTCACCCTTGACTATAACACGGTGACTGAGCAGGACAAGATCAAGAGCATCACTGTAGAGCCATCTGGCAAGAAGTATCGCAACTCCATCAAGGGCGTATATGGCCCCAAGGACAACCGCGAAACGATGTACTGGGCAGCCACCGACGCTATCCGAGCTTGGGATGGCATCGACCGTTGGGGCTACGTCGAAGACAACAGCGGCGTTCTTACAGCGGACGCCATGCGCCGCAAAGTCACCGATGAATTCACGCAGGAACAATGGCTTTCGTGGGAAGGTCACCTGCGCCCCGGCATCGCCCCTGACCAGTTCATACTGATTGCGGATTGCCCCAGTGTGAAGTTGACTGTGGGGGATATCTACCAGATCAAAGAGGTCTCCTACTCAGTCTCCACCGACGTAGCCGCAAGCTCCATGACCGTCAAAGCCAAGCTCGTTTGCCAAGCGAGTAACACGGGCGCTGGTCTACCTCCGGTGGGCAATGACCTAATCGGCTGGACAACACCCGGAGATACCACAAAGGCCAAGCAATAGGGAGGTCTGCATGTATACACTCAAGGACAACGCGGCTACTACGCTATACGCTTCCTGTAGCGACGTGGCTACTACGATCACCGTGACCGACGCGACCAAGCTGCCCACTACGTTCCCCTACTTGCTCACCATTTGGAACGCAGCTACCTCTGCCAGCCCATACGGCGACGCTGGTTGGGAGTGTGTCTTAGTCACTGCCGCAACTGGCAATGATCTAACGGTAACTAGGGCACAAGCTGGCTCTACTGCATCGGGGCATAATGAGGGAGAAGTCGCGCAGTGCTTGCTCCATGCCGCCATCCTACAGGAAATACAGACAGCTGCTGCTGCTGCCCTGCCCGTCACCTTAACCAGCGCCGAACAGGGAGACGTGATCTATCACAATGGCACCGCTTGGGCGAACCTCGGACACGGGACCGCAGGCCAGTATCTGCGCACCGGAGGCAACGCTGCTAACCCGGCATGGACCACCCTGCCGACACCCGTCAGCGCCCCCGCCACCACCGCCGAGAACACGGTGCAGCCATCCGCCGCCGCCGCCGCCGCGCTGACCCTCAAGGGTCACGCTACCCAGTCCGCTAACCTGCTGTCCATCACCACCTCCGCCGACGCCGCCCTGCTCACGGTAGACGCCGACGGCGACGTGACCCTCGGTGACGCGCAGGACGTAGCGGTCGGCACCACCACCGGAACCAAGCTCGCCACCGCCGCCGCGCAGAAGCTGGGCCTGTGGGGAGTGACCCCGGTGGTGCAACCGGCAGCCGCCGCGCAAGCTGCCGTCACCCTCGGCAACATCGACTCCGAGATTAGCGGGTTGACCTTCTCGGCATCGCCGACACAGGCAGAGTGCGAGGCCCTCCGCGACAAGTGCGAGGAAGTGGCCGACGACGTACGGGCGATGGCTGCCCTGCTCCATGCGATACGGACGGCACTGGTAGACACAGGGATCATCAAGGGCGCTGCCTAACACACGCGCACTCACTCAAGCACACTCGCGGCCTCGCCCAATGGGCGGGGCTTTTCCGTTATCGGAGGTCTCATGGCAACGCTAATCAGTCAAGACACCTCCGGCGTCCTCCTCGCACAGGAGGGCGAACAGGAGATACAGCGCACCCGTAGCGCCAAGAAGTTCCTCGTGCAACGCTTCGAGGACGGGCGCACCCAGTACCGCATAGGGGCAAGCATCGGCCCTATCCACTATAACGAGGACGTGCTGGACGCCTCGGGCGACTGGCATGAGATTGATCTAGACCTGCTTCCCGTCACCGGCCAGGGTTGGCGGTGGGAATGTACCACTAATGGCTACGAGGTACGCGTCTGGAATCGCTATGGCTTGTGGGCACCCTACACCGCCTGCTTCCTGCGCGCTGGGCAGTGGGTGCGCATGTCTCCGCTGGCCCTGTGCTATGAGAACAGCGCCGGGGAGAGGCAGGTCATCAGCCGACCAGTTACCGGCATAACCGGGGTGGTGGACAACGAAGCCCACACGATTACTTGGGTGGGTTGCTTCGGCGCGGGCATTGACTTCAAATACAACCTCGCCCCCGACAAGTTCTTCAAGACCGTCACCGTCAACTCACTGGACGCTCTGCCTCTGCCGACCATTGCCGAGGGCGGCCTGCGCCTCACGGTGCTAATGGCCCTATCATGGAGCGGACAGGCGGGCAACGGGTTCGGGGCAGAGCAGGACCTAACTGTTCTGCCCAGTGCCGAACCGGAGGACGCCGCCGACGAGGAGCTTCCTGATTTCTCTGCCTTCTCCGTGCTACGACCCGAGGACGCACGGGAATCCTTGTGGCTGCAGACGCCGCGTTCGTGGGATGCCGAGGGTGCGGACATACCGATGCAGTACCAGTTGCGGCGGTATGGCAGTAAGGTCATCGGCGCTTTCTCGGTGGCGGCAGCGGATCTGGAGGGGCGGACGTTCCCGGTCTGTGTGGACACGGCGATTACTGAGGAGCAGGTGGGGGCGAGCACGGATGATGGGACTACAAGAGATAGCACGTGGCCAGTTGATTCGTCTCCTGTTGGAGTAACACTTACTGGCAATACGATGGCAATTGGATATTCTTCGTACTCCTATCATATGGGCCATTGGCGCTTTCAAACAGTACCAATTCCAAAGGGAGCAACGATAGATTCTGCGAGCATAAAGCTCCTTAACGCAGTTGCAATCAACGACTCTGCATCATGGACGGTCGGCGCTGAAGATATAGATAATGCAGCTACTTTCGATGCGTCAACACACAATGGGTACCACTGTTATACTAATTCCACAACTGCTACAGCTACCTGGTCAATCGGGAATTGGGCGAATAGTACATGGTATGAATCATCTAGTCTGTCCGGTTGCGTCGAAGAGGTAGTTGCCCGTGCATCTTGGGCAAGCGACAACGCACTCGTACTATTCGCCTACCCCGCCAGTAGCAGCGAGACTAAGTATCGCAGCGTTAGACAATGGGATACCCCTGGGAACGTCTCTGGTGCCAAGTTCAACTGCACATATACAGTCGCTGGCACTACCTACTACGTCACCCTCTCGGAGACGGCCACCGCTACCGAAACCGTCCCCTGTACGCCTAAGCGCAGCCTGTCCGAAACAGCCACCGCCTCCGAGATCATCGCCCGCCAAGCCGACCGCACCTTAGCCGAGATAGCCACCGGACAGGACGCGCTTGCCCGCACTGTGGAGCGCCTCCTCTCCGAGACAGCCACCGGCACCGATACGCTGGCCCTCTCGCGCCTG